GATCCGTGAGGCCGGAATCAAGGGCGCCTCAGTTCGCGTAGCGTGGGCGATTGCGCAAAGAGAGTCCAATGGAAACCCGAACGAGAACACGTATCCGGACCTCGGGATAGTCCAACTAAATTCGCCAGCCTGGAGCGGGACCAAGTACTGGCCCGACAACATCTACGACCCGGTTCAGAGTTTCACCGCCATGCGCAAGATGGTCCGCGATATGAACTGGCAGCCCTGGGGCCTTCGAGTCCATAAGGGACAGGTGTCGTACGACTTCTCGGCGTACGGAGGATGGTCGAGTTGGCATCACCAGAACTGGATCGTCATTCCCTTTGAACGCTACTACGCGCAGTTCCCCAAGAAGTGTCTGTAGGCTGGTCCTTCACATTCTACGCGCTGCGGCTGACCAGCAGCGGGTACGTGCTTGCCCCGTATGTGACCCTGTACGAGAACATGCTGGAGATCCAGTTGCCCCCGGTACGTAAGGCCTGACGTGGGGCCCTTCTGCAGCCACCATGGTTGCAGGAGGTTCCATGTCTGGTGCATTAGGCGGCGGTTACAGCAACGGCGGCTTCGATCTCGTCAAGCCCCTGCGGAAGTTGTTCGACGGTATGGATGACCGCCGTCGGGAGCAGGTCCGCATCAACACCGAGCATTCCAGCGCTGTGGAGCGTTCCGCTCAGCAGCACGCCTACAACATGGAACTCTTCCATGCCCAGGCATTCGAAAACGCCAATCGTGACCAGAATCGGTTCGATCATGAGCGGTCGATGCAGGACAGGAAGTTTGAGGGTGAAGGCCAGCAGCGTCTGGCACAGCGAACCTTCGAGATGAGCAACAGGTCCGCCGATCGCGAACACGAAGTCCGCATGGAGCGCGAGCGCGGTAAGCAGGCACGATCGAGCAAGAGGCTCGACGCGAAGTTGACGCGAGAGAACTACGACCACGCGGCCGGAAGCAGCGGCCCCAGCAAGCCCGTCTCAGCCTCTCCGACGTCGGTCTCGGGGTCAACTGCCCCGGCCAAGCGGGCAGCGGCTAAGAAGGCGGCACCTGCACAGGGGGCCAAAAAGCCCCGTGCCCCGAAGGCGCCGAAGGCCTGAGATGCGACGCAGCGAGTTCGAATTCTTCGGTGCTACGGGCACTGTGCCCATCTCGCGACACCGCGCCAGGTCTCTCAACCAGACCGGCCCGTCGATCTTCACGTACGAGAATCCCGGCCAGCACTGGTGGGGATATGCCTGAGCCCAAGAAGCGTGCCGACGGCTCCAAGGTCTACGGACCGTACAAGGGTTCAAAGCAGAATGACGGCCGCAAGATATACGTGATTAGGAAATCAGACGGCTCTACTACGTCTACCAACAAGGCCAGAGCCGATTACGAGTCCAAAACCGGCAAGAACTTGCCGAAATCGACACACGTCGACCATAAGGACAACAACAAGAACAACGACTCAAACAAGAATCTCCGGGCGGTATCTCGTAAAGAGAACATCGGCAAGGAGAACAAGCGAAGGGCCAAGTGATGGCGGAATCTAAGAAGGACCCCCGACTGACAAAGATCGGCGCATCGGGCTACAACAAGCCAGTCAAGACCCCCGACCATCCGACGAAGTCTCACGCCGTAGTCGCCAAGGAAGGCGACCAGGTCAAGTTGATCCGTTTCGGAGAGCAGGGCACTAAGGGATCTCCGAAGAAGGACGGTGAGTCAGAGTCCTACCGAAACCGCCGCGAGTCGTTCAAGGCTCGCCATGCCGACAACATCGCTAAGGGCAAGATGAGCGCGGCCTACTGGGCCAACAAGGTGAAGTGGTGAGCGCCAAGAAGGACTGCGCTTGTGGGAGTACAGCACGAACTTTGCTGGGACGGGTCTTCAAACGTACGGCACCCTGAGTAGGGAGACATCACCCGGAGGTGCCCTGATGCCGGTAGATCCGAAAACTCGGAAAGCCACACCCACAACCAAGCGGATGTTGGGATCCGGTGGTGGACAAGACCTCGCTGACGTCATGTCCAACGAGCAACTCACTACACACGGAGGCTGGAACGTCCTCAGGGGCGCCTTCACAGCCGACACAGTCGTCGCCGACCCAGATCCACAGGACGTGCGGGACGCCGACAGCGGAGCAAGCGCATGAGCACACTGAATCCAAGCCCGTCACAGATGCTGGCCGCGCTCCGTGACTACGGCGTTGATCTTCAGACCTACAAAGCATGGGACACCATCGGTCGTCCGTGGTCAGGTCCTGATGGCTCTCCCGGCTTGACCGGCGCCGTCGTTCATCACACAGCCAATCCCAATTCCCGTCCTGGCAACATCAACGGTGTTCTCTACTGGGCGGTCACTGCGTACGACAAGCCGGTCTGCAATCTTCTTGTCGGCAAGGCTCCGGGAGAGACGTACCTCCTTAGCGCCGGTAGCGCCTACCACTGTGGCGACGGCGGCCCAGTCCCCGCACTCGGAATCCCATCGCGTGGATTCCTTGGTCAGACTCGGCTGTTCGGGATCGAGATCGACGACAAGGGTGTCCGTACGGATTCTCTGACGGACTACCAGATCGAGAACACGGGGAGGACGCTCGCTGCACTGGCTGATCTCTGTGGTTGGGACGTAGACAAGGCCATCGGCACTCACAAGTGCTACACCGACGGGTGTCATGGCTGGAACCCCACGGGTCCCAGCCCCTGCGTGGGTCGAAAGAACGACACCCTTGACGGTGCCTGGCGTGAGTACCCAGGAAGCAGCGCGGTCCAGAACTACAACGCGCCCTACTGGAGGGCCACGACAAAGAAATTCCTCAAGTCCGACGAGATCTGGGACGGCACCGTACCAACCCAGAGCGCGGTCGAGAAGGCCCGCCTGGAGGGCCTCAAGAACAAGGCTGCCTGGCGCGTGACATGCCGCCTGCACGACCTCGGCTTCTACAACAAGGACGTTCTGCCCGCGGGTGATCAGGGATACCCGGAGGACGCTGTCAGGATGTTCCAGCGGGGGCAGGGCTGGAAGAACGCGCACGGAGCCTTCTCCGAAAACACGCAGCGGCGGATGTTCGGCAAGGTCAAGCCATGAGAAACCGCGGAGACTTCGAAGACTCCGCAGACCGATCCTCCCGGCCACCTCTGACGGACTACGAGAAGAGCATCTTGGACTTCGGTCGACAGTCCTGGACCAAGGTCGGGCACCGCGACGAGGCCATCCGCACCGAGTTGGGGCTGAGCGCTACCAGTTACTACACCAAACTGGTGGGTCTCCTCGACCACCCGGAGGCCGTGGCGTACGCCCCCGAGGTCGTGCGTCGTTCTCGGTCGAACATCGAGTCCAGCCCCAGCATGACGACCCGATCCAGCGTGCGGAGACGTGATGGGCAAAGCCAGCCGTCCTGACTTCGAGTTCGGTAAAGGGGCCCCTGGGGTCTATCAACTGAACCAGAAGGTGCAGAAGTTCGGAGACCGCCGAACCAAGCGTGACAGGGACCGTTCTACCAAGACTAGGAATGCCATCAACCGTTCAAAGCGTGAAGACTGACACTGTTGGCCGCCAGTCGCCGTTGGAAGGTCTTTCCACGCCGTAGACCACCAACGATCGCGACGCGTATAGCCACTATGAAAATCCGTCCTGAAGTACGTTGGCGTGACAGAGGAGGTTCTCGATGAACTGCGCCAACTGCGATTCCCCCGCGGTCTACATTTACGACCCGAAGCCACTTGCGCCCACGCCATACTGCAGCGCGCACCTGCCCTCGTTCCTCAAGCAGGCCGCCAAGGCGGGGTCACTGCCCACCACCGAGGCTTTCGCCGAGAAGCGTGACGCGGCCCTGTCCAGCCTGAAGCCTCGCCGCCGTCGGTCTGCTCCCAAGGAGGTCGAGGCCGCGGCCGAGGAAGCATCGCAGCCGGAGCCGGAGGTTCAAGACGAGCCTGAGGCAGACAGCACCGAAGAGTAGGCGTCGTGCGAGTCATTCGGCGGCCAGCGGTTCAGGGGCACGCCATTCCCACTACGGCCCATCAGCCGAGAGGTCCCTGGCCCAGCGAGGTCATGGCCCCCAATCCTGTGGAGCCCGTGGAGCCCAACGACCCTGACCCCCGAGCCACCGCGCAGAACGGCTACCGCGTTCCGACGTACCTGCGGTGCACCTCCTGCGGATCCGTTATCGAGGACACCGAGGCCGCATCACACCACTGCCCCGGCGAGGAAACCTGATGGCTCGCGTGAACCCCGACGGGGTCAGTCGCAAGAACTCAGTGCGGCTGCCGTCGGCTCAGGAGATGTCCATCCGCCGTAACTACGAGGCACGGTTGGACCCCACAGCAGTGCCCAAGAGAATCGCCAGCGGCCGTGGCGGCTACGCCATGACGGTAGACGATGCTGTCGCCGCGGCGTCACTGATGGACCGCACCCGTGTGGTGTCCCCCTTCGCTGGTCTGCCGGTCGCGGCGCAGACCGCAGAGTTCAAGACCGCGCAGGGCGCGTTCGGAGACTCCGACACCACGGGCGGCACCTGGGACGAGTACTTCGACTACGACCAGTCCGGCTATAACTACGCGAACCTCGCCACGACGGTAATTGATCCGGACACTGGCCAACCCACCGGAGGGCCCGTCGTTTCTGGGTCGGGTCGTGAACCGGCGCCGATCACGCTCATCCCAACGTCAAGCATCAACCCGGAGAGGCCCCGCACCGTTGCCGCAGGCTACGACGGCTCCCGCAAAGTCTTGACTGTGGTTTTCCGAGACGGAACGTTCTACAACTACTACGACGTCTCCGAGGGCGAATGGGCGTCCTTCAAGGTCAACCACTCGAAGGGCCGCTACATTTTCGCGGTGCTGGACGCCAAGCCCCGAGGCACCGCCAGTATGGCGAGCGCCAGCATGGCGGCCCGCGAGGGCCTCTACCGGATCGCCAGGACCGGGCAGTGGGTCTACGACGGACAACTGACCGGACAGACAGACCGTAGCGCGGCCCGCATCAACCCCACCAAGAGCAAGAAGCCCAGAAAGGCCAGGAAGTAGTGCCCGAGGTTCACGACATCGGAAAGAAGACCTTCGTCCACGGAATGCGGTATCCCACTCGCAGGTTCCCACTAGTAGACCGCGGGCAGACCACAGAGATCGAGTACCCGTACAGAGCCGGGGCGTCCTTGGTCTTCCGGGTCCCGCTGTCCACGCGGGCCGTGGTGTTGGGTCGCTGGACCGAGCAGCAGGACGAAGAGACCGCCCTGCGGGGCGCCATTGGATGGAGAGAGATAGATGTTCAGGCGTAAGGCTCTTGAGGCGGAGATTCCCGAGAAGGTGCACCGCAGGGTTTCCAAGATGACCCAGGAGGACATCGTGGCCTGGTCTGACCAGGCCCTGTACGCCGCCGGGCGCAGCCTCACGGCGTACCTACGCGACCCCCAAGACGTCTTCTTGAAAGATGCCCACACCGCCGCCCAGGTCTTGCTGGCCGCGACCACAGAACTGGCGCGCCGCCGAGGCTAATCGGGCAATATGCCCCGGTGTGCAGTTCGCCAGACGCGTACCGTCGTGACGGCCTGCGTCTCGTTGTGTAGGGCCTCGTCGGCGCCGCTTCTACCGCATAAGCAGTCCACCTGAATGAATGTCCTTTGATCAGGCGTCACGCACGACGTAGCCTCAATGGCAAAGTGGACATTGCCGTCGCTGTCAGTACCCGTGGTGTCGTACCCACGGTCCAGCGGGCTGAAAGAACAAAGCATCGACATGTGTTTCCCCCGAAACGATGGTGGGTGAAGACTGTCCGCAGAACCTACTACTTGACCGGCAGCAAGACTGACGAGTGAGAATAAGCGGTCATGAATTCTCGTAGGCGGCTGGGTAAACGGGTGGGTACTCAGTGTGGCCCCGTCAGTACCCCGCGAGGGGTGTTGTACTATGAACCCGCGGTGAGGTAGTCTGCATTCGTCACAACAGCAACATACCGACTACGAGACGGAAGCATGTGATGGCAAAGAATCCAGCATCGGCCCGGGTTGTTCAAACGATCGCGAAAGCGACAGATCTGGAGTGCCGGGTCCGTATCGTGGAGGTGGAAGGCGTACGCGTGATCGAACTTCGTGATTACATCCCCAGCCTTGATGAGTACGGACGCGGATATTGGTTTCCTCTCAACTCCGACACCATCTTCTCGCTCATCAACGGGCTCACGGATATCGCCCGAAGCGAGGGGCTGTAGTGGGTACCGCCAAGCCGAATCGGGCCCCGCAACCGCTAGGCGTCAGATGCGCCTCTTGCCGCAGGACCATCGGTTGGACAGACGGGCTGGTAGCGCTCCGAAACAAAGTCTACTGCTCGTCGTGGTGCATGGAAGAGCCGGTGGCCACGCCTACCGAGTCCCGAACCGATGAGTGGCGGGTCCTCAACAAGGTTGGACATCTCAGCCCGGTTTCGATTTCCAAGGTCTACGGAGTCGCCCACAGCCAGGTGTACGGCGCGCTAGGCCGGTAGTTTGTACTGACAGTCCCGCCCGGATGGCGAAGGCTAGGAGGGCCTTCACCTCGACCACCATCCGGACGGATATGACAAACGACCTCGAAGACGAAGCCCTCGAAGAGACCCTGGACCAGGAGTCCTCTGAGGAGGCTCTAGACGAACTGTCCAAGGACTTCGTTGACCAACTGGTCGATCGAACGATGCAGTTCATGGAGGTCCTGGTCGGGCACTCTCTACACCCCTATCAAGAACCACTCTCCCGGCGCATCATCGAGTCCGTCATCATCGGGGACGGAGAAGAGATCACCGGTCTCGCAGCCCGCCAGTCCGGCAAGTCCGAGACCATCGCCAACACTGTGGCCACGCTCATGGTCTTGCTGCCCCGTCTGGCACAGATCTACCCGGACCTTCTCGGCAAGTTCAAGGACGGATTCTGGGTGGGCCTTTTCGCGCCAACCGAGGGGCAGGCCGAGACACTCTTCGGCCGTACCGTGACGCGACTGACCTCCGAGAGAGCCTTGGAGATCCTGGGTGATCCGGAGATCGATGACGAAACGGGGCGCGTACCCGGGGTCACCAAGTCGATCCGCCTCAAGAAGTCGGGCTCGACCCTCACGATGATGACCGCGAACCCTCGGGCCAAGATCGAGTCAAAGTCCTTCCACCTGGTGGTGGTCGACGAGTGTCAGGAAGCCGACGACTTCGTGGTCGTCAAGTCCATCGCGCCCATGCTGGCGTACTACGCCGGTACTTTCGTCAAAACAGGTACACCAACCACGTCGAAGAACAACTTCTACCGGTCCATTCAACTCAACCGCCGCCGTCAAACTGGAAGGGCTGCGCGGCAGAACCACTTCGAATGGAACTGGCGAGACGTCTCAAAGTACAACGAGAACTACGCCAAGTTCATCCGCAAGGAGATGCTCCGCATCGGTGAGGACTCAGACGAGTTCCAAATGTCCTACAACTGCAAGTGGCTTCTCGAACGCGGCATGTTCGTCACATCCAGTCTCATGGATGACCTCGGGGATACCTCTCAGGAGACCGTGAAGTCATGGTTCAGGTCCCCGGTCGTCGTCGGTATCGACCCGGCTCGCAAGACCGACTCAACGGTCGTAACCGTTGTCTGGGTTGACTGGGATCGCCCTGATGAGTTTGGGTACTTCGACCACCGAGTTCTTAACTGGCTAGAGATACAGGGAGATGACTGGGAGGATCAGTACTTCCAAATCACGAACTTCCTATCCAACTACGACATTCTGGCTGTGGGTGTAGACGCGAACGGAGTCGGCGACGCGGTCGCGCAGCGACTAAAGATTCTTCTTCCGCGGGCCGAGGTCATCTCTCTCACGTCAAGCCCCAGCGAGCAGTCGAAACGTTGGAAACACCTTCAGGCACTCATGCAGCGGCGCCTTGTGGGCTGGCCTTCGCACGCGAAGACACGTCGCCTTCGCGCATGGAAGAGGTTCTACCAACAGATGACGGATGCTGAGGTCAACTTCAAAGGTCCCAACATGTTGGTGGCTGCCCCCGACGAGGCACACGCACACGACGACTTCGTGGACTCACTGGCCATTGCGTGCAGCCTGACTGCAGATCTGACTCTTCCCAACGTAGAGGTTTCGGAGAACCCGTTCTTTGCGTGAGTTTGCAGTGACGCATCGGTAGCACCTCTTCGACAATAGAGGAACCGACAGGAGGTTCGCATGAGTCTTGATTCCCCTTGGGCCCGGATGGCCTGGTCATACGCCAAGGTCTTCCTCGCTGTCGTTTTGGGTCTGTTTCTCGCAGACGGCGCAGACGTCTTCTCGGTGGACGCCACGGACCTTCGCACATGGGTCTCCGCAGGAATCGCCTCAGTTCTTCCGATCATCATCTCGGCACTCGACCCTAAGGACCCTCGCTTCGGCATTAACGCCGACTAGTCGATCCTCAGGTACCCGCCATGGAAACCATTACTGTGGATACGTCGCTCCTTGTTGCCGCGGTAGGACTGCTAGCAGCACCCATTGCTGCGCTAGCCACTTACTTCACGACCCGCCCAAAGCAGAAGTCAGACGTGCACTCCAACGTCGTCAACAGCGCCGGTGCGGCCGTGGACGCGATTGCGGACGTCCTTACGGAGGTTCGTAAGGAACTCGAAGAGGCCCGACAAGAGATCGAGGCCCTCCGTAATGAGAACCGCGATCTACACCTGATCGTCAAGGAACTCCGAATGGAGATCCAGCAACTGCGGGTCCTGACCAAAGAAGTTGAGGACGCCGTTCATCCTGACATCTCGCCCGAGAGGCCTCAGCATTAGGACTGAGGTACCTCAACCTTAGGAGTCTGAATGTCCGTTCCCACCATCGGCCCCGCCCCCATGTTCCCGGAGCGCGCGCCGCAGATGTACGACCGCAAGTTCTCCCCGGGTGCTCCCGGCGAGCGCGGGCCGCTGCGCTTCCAGGAGGGCGTCGGAACCGATACCGACGTCCCCACGGAGTTCGCCAAGGGCGCGATGCAGGGCTACATCTCTGCCCCGGGTCGCCCCAACCGCAACGCAAACGTCTTCGAGAAGTACCCCGAAGAGACGATGGCCCAGCGTGCCCACGTCGGATCGGCGGCCTGGATCGAGGCCCCGACCTTCCTCGGAAACTTCGCTCATGGCGCGTTCACCAATGCGGGCGAACTTCGCTTCGAGATGGACGTCCGGAGCGGTGGTCGGTACAACCGTCTGAATCCGACGGTCGTCGAGGACTAGCGCTTACACAGCACCGCAATCGGGATAGGTTCCGAGAAGATTACGGAACAGTCGATGCGAGGTACTGCTGATGTCACAGGTTCCCCTTAACCAGCGTCTGTGGAACAGCCTTGTCATTCAGGCGAAGGGCAAGTTCCGCAAATGGCCTTCTATCCCGGCCGGGCGCTGGGTACATCAGCAGTACGTCCATCACGGAGGGCAGTTCGCCGACGCGAAGTCGGTAACCGCCGCCAAGAAGCGTGCCAAAGATGCCAGCGACCGCAACAAAACCGCGAAGAAGACTTCCCGCAAGGACGACGATGACTGACTTCGCGCACCAGACGGTCTTGAGTGAGAAGGAGTCTACGTGGCGCTCGGCACTGTAGATTTCTCACCTCCCTCGTACCGGGCGGCATCGTCTGACCTCACGATCTCGATCAGTCCCCTGGGACTCGTCGAACTGGCTGACGAGGAATTCGAGGTACACGGCCCACGCCTGAATCGCTACTCGCTGAACTGGGCGATGTACCTGGGCCATCACTACGCGTACAAGCGTGAGGCCGGTGAGCCTCAGGTGGTCTTGAACTACTACCGCACCATGGTCGACTACCTCAACCGGTTCACGTTCGGTCGCGGCATTTCCTTCCGGTCTCCCAAGGCGACTGAGGCTCTCATTCCCGACATCCTTGAGCGGGTCTGGCAGCAAGACAATGACAAAGAGAAGATCCTTCTGGAGATGGGCCAGCAGGGCGCCGTATCTGGAGACTGCTTCGTCAAGGTCGCCTACGAAGAACCGTGGGTGGACTCCGCAGGTCGTCGCCATCCCGGCCGCGTCAGGATTCTTCCGCTCAATGCGTCGTTCTGCTTTCCGGAGTTCCATCCTCACGACCGAGATCGACTGCTCCGTTTCAAATTGAAGTACCGGTACTGGGGAACGAGCCTTGAGGGAACTCGTCAGGTCTTCACGTACACCGAAATCCTTACCGACGACTCCATCGAGGAGTACATCAACGACGAGTTGATCGACTCCCGACCTAACCCCCTGGGGACTATTCCGGTCGTCCATATCCCAAACATTCCGGTGTCAGGATCTCCGTGGGGGCTATCAGACGCCCACGACATCATCGCTATCAATCGGCAGTACAACGAGATCGCTACCGATGTCGCCGACATCATCAACTACCACGCTGCTCCCGTAACCGTCATCGTGGGTGCCAAGGCATCGCAGTTGGAGAAGGGCCCCAAGAAGGTGTGGGGTGGCCTTCCCAAGGACTCACAGGTCTTCAACCTGGAGGGCGGCGGGAACGGGGTAAAGGGAGCCCTTGAGTACCTGGAGGTGCTCAAGCGTTCGATGCACGAAATCATGGGTATCCCGGAGACTGCTCTGGGCCAGGTGCAGCCGATCTCAAACACTTCCGGTGTAGCGCTCTCCATCCAGTACCAGCCACTCATGAACCGGTACTCCCAGAAGACAGCCCAGTATGGGACCGGAGTACAGAAGATCAACGAACTGGTTCTGCTCACGATTGCAATCAAAGAGCCGGAACTGCTCGTCTACGACCCGACCCGTAACGGGCCGATTAAGCCCACTCAGTTGGACGTGCTGAACCCACAGGATCCGATCACGTATACGACCTTCACGCATTTCCCGCCGCCGCTGCCGCTGGACCAACTGGTTGTCCTCAATGAGGTCTCCATGAAGATGGGCATGGGTCTGGAAAGTAAGGAAGGCGCGCTGAGGACCCTCGGCGAGGAGTTCCCTGAGGAGAAGTTGGCCGAGATTCGTTCTGAACTCATGGAAGATGCAAAAGCCGAGGCCTCTTTGACTCTACTGAAGACTGAACTCAGTAAGCAGATCATGGACCTTACGGGCATGATGCCCGGGCCTGACGGGATGGCAACTCCTTTGGATCCCATGATGACTGGAGACGGAAACGTCATCGGCGACGGGGTTCCCGCAGACGGAATGCCGGACTCCAGCACCCTCGGCGAGTTGGTTGGTGAGCAGCAGATCCGCGAGCAGTTGGTGGTGGACACCTACGGGACCAAGATCCCCCAGCACCGCGCCACTGACCCTGACTCCTAAATCCTCCGACACTTTACCGAGACAACACATTTCGCCTGATGTTGTCTGTACCTAAGTGCACGTACGTCGTGCAATCAGTTGAGTCACGCCTACGGGCACACGGACGACAAGCCAAAGGATGTTACTAATATGTCAGTAGACCAGACGTTCCAAGACGGTGCTACGGAGGCTGTTGGCAACGCGCCGGAGCCCACTGCCGTCAATACCGCAAGTGCCGTGGTGGTCGAGACAGTTGCTCCCACCACAAACTCCCCTGAGTTCGAGGTTTTCACCGCCGAGGATCTTGCACGCGTCCGCGAACAGGAGAAGTCGAAGGTTTACCCACAGTTGGAGCGCATGAAGGAAGAGATTTCCGCCCTTAAGCGCGAAAAGGAGCAGCGCGAGGTCGAGGAGGCCTCCGCAGTTGCCCAGGCTGAGGCCGAGGCTCGCCGCAAGGCTGAGGAGGAGATGGAGGTCCGCGACCTTCTCTCTAAGAAGGAGCAGGAGTTCACTGCGCAGTTGGAGGCCGAAAGGCTGGAGCGCGAGCGCGCGTTCGCGCTTCTTGAAACCGAGAAGCGATTCCAGGAACTGCAGTCGTACCGTCAGCAGCGCGTCGAGCAGGAGCGGGATGCGATCATCCCCGAACTTCTGGACTTGGTTGACGGATCCTCACTTGAGGAGATTGACGCAAGCATTAACAGTCTTCGGGAGCGCTCTGAGCGTATCCTGGAATCGGCGCAGCAGGCCATGCAGTCTGCTCGCCGAGACATGGCAGGTAGCCGCGTGACGGCACCTGCAGCCGGACCACTGGATACCGACCCGGACAACCGTATGTATACCCCCGATGACATTCGGGGAATGTCGATGGCCGACTACATGAAGAACCGACAAAGGCTGCTTGGTGATAGCGCTTCCAGCCGAGGACGTGGACTGTTCGGCTAGTTCAATTCCCAAACCATCGTTTACGAAAGGACTAGCGAATGGCTAGCGCTCTTACCGGCACCGGCAATCTTGCCGCTGCCCCCACCGCGTACTCTGGCACCAACAGCCAGTTGACGCAGGCCATCCAGGTCATCTGGTCGAAGGAAATCCTCTTCCAGGCCATGCCCATCCTGCGCTTCGAGCAGTTTGCCGTCAAGAAGACGGAACTCGGAGTTGCGCCCGGTCTGCAGATCAACTTCCTGCGCTACATCAACCTTCAGCCGGAGAACACTCCGCTGACTGAAGGTGTGCGTATGACCACGCGCGCCCTCACGGCGGAGCAGATCCAGATCACCGTCGCCGAGCACGGCTACGCCGTTGCTGTCTCGGAGTTGCTGCTCAACGCGTCCTTCGACGACGTCATGGCCTCGGCCTCGCGTCTCCTCGGTCGCAACATGGCGCAGTACCTCGACAACCAGTCGCGTGACACCCTCGGTGGCGCCACAAGCCAGATCTATGGCTACGACCGCTCCGGCGTCTCGGGCGTCAACGACTGGTACAACGCAGGTACGGTCGGCACCAAGGCCGGTGTCACCGGTGTCTCGGGTGACTTCTACCTCACGACCGCGGCTGTCAAGGACTCGGTCGAGACCCTGGCCTCCCGAAACATCCCGCGTCTGGGCGAGACCTACGTCTGCTTCGTGCACCCGCACCAGTCACGTCGTCTGCGCGACGTTCCCGAGTTCATCGAGGTCACGAAGTACGCCGCCCCCGGCAACTTCATGCTCGGTGAGATCGGCCGTCTCTACGACGTCGTGTTTATTGAGACGACGCAGGTCCGCAACGGCCTCGCCAAGGGCGGCAAGGCTCCGTGGGAGTCGACGTTTGACAATACCGCTACCGCGGGTTCGAACGTCTACGAGGCGATCATGATCGGTGACAACGCTTTCGGTCACGCCATCAGCCTCCCGGTTGAGTTGCGCGACGGCGGC